GTAAGTGTCTGGGTTGCGTTGCCCGAAATCTCGTTGAATGAGTCGAGGTCAATTCGCGAAACGTGCGTGAAGCCGCGCCCGGTCGAGTCGTTTGAAAGTTGTGCCATGACGAAAGTTGAAAAGGGGTAAAATCAGGGGGAGCAGTCAGCCGCAATCAGGGCCGACCACTCCCCCCTCGTTGGTTGGTTAGGTTGCAAACCGGCCAAGGTCCACAATGCGCAGACCGACCACAATCTCACCAGCGGTGGCCGACGCGATAGCCGCGTCCGTCACTTCCAGCACGATGTCGGTGGCCGTGGCAACAGGCTTCACGGCCTGGGTGTAGCCAGTCGTAAATGCGTCGCCCGTGTTAAAAACGGGAACCGTCATGGCATCAACGTCCAGTGCGTCGATGAACTCGTCAGGATCTCCCGTGGTGGTTCCCACGTCAATAACAAGTGACGTGGTGCCGGCGAATGCCGTGGACTCAAGAACTCCGACCAACTCAACCGCACCACCCGCAGGGATGGACGCAATCGTGGTTTGGCCGCCGTTGCCGACTGCCTGGAGGTCTTCGTATGTCAGAACCGAAACGTGAGTGAAATCACCCCGCGCTTCGTTGTTAGCAAGAATAGACATGATGTGTGTGTTTCTTGGGTTGGGTTAGTTACACAATCTTGGCGTGCGCCAAGGGCGATCCGAGATTGAGCGTTGCGATCACATCGCAGAACCCGCGCTCACCACCGCCCTGGTTTTCCAGGCGGGTGTTCCCCATGGGAACAAGCGTGTCAACGCCGTAGTGGGCCGTGTTCAGGATGTAGCCGCGATCTGTGGCCGGCATACACTTCGGGTTGCCGGTGACAAGCGAAATGATGCCGTGGTCGGAGTCGTAAAGATTGACCGCGAAGGTAATCTTCTTGGCATCCGCGCCCTGCGTCACCTGGTAGGGTGTCGCCGTGGTCGATCCTTCGGAGCGGGTGAATCCGCTGATGGTCCGACGAAGAGCGGTAGCAAACACGCCGGTCAGGCGGTTCACTTCGCCGTTCTCGTTGTAAACGGAGTCAATCAACGAATTGAACTGGGTTTCAGTGATGCCCGTTCCGTTGGTGTCGATGGACGCAGAAGGCGTGCGGTAGTCAGACGGCACGTCAGCAGGACCGGCAGAGTCGAGCCAGTCGCCAAGCCCGCGCATCACCTGCGCGTCGGCATCGGATCCAGCCACTCGGTCGTTGTCTGAGGCAATGCAAGCCTCGAGGTCACGCTTCAGCTCTCGCTGCGCCTTAACCTCGGCCTGTGCAACCCCGGCGGGGCCAACTGATCGGACGGCCTCCTGCTCAACGGAAACCTTCCAAGAGCGGAGTTTGCGCTGCACTCGGTTTCCGAGTCGGGCGCGGTTGGCGAACTTGTCGTCAAACGCAGAAACATCGGAACCCTCGAGCACTCCCGACGTGTCGGGGTCGGCAAGGCTATCAACGGTCCACTCGTGGAGCATTCCATCGGCTTTCCCCTTCTTTGCCATCGACAAAATCGGGGTTTCTTCTGGGGCGAGGATCGTCAACTCGTTGGTCAGCGATTCGCGGTTTGAGACAGCAGAACCAGGGTTGGTCGTGTCGTAAGTATTACTAAAGGACATAGTTACAGGTTGTTTTGGTGTTTAAAAGTCCGAAGTGCGACCAAGGCGTCTTGACTTCCAGAATTCTCGTAGGCTTGTTGAAGTTCGGCGGCCTTTTTCTCGATTGAGCTTTTGTTCTCTCTCGGTGCTGCTGACGCGCCCTTTGGCGATCCTGGCGGCTTTGGCTTTATCGCTGACAAATCAGGCGCTTTCACGTCGGCCACGGGCTTTTTCTTGTCCATGGACATCCGCGAATTAACAGCGTGGGCGAGCATGTATTTGACCGTGGGATCCATCGCAATGATGGACTCATATCTCGGGTCGCCTACGATGGATGCCAAGGCTTTTGCCTCTGCCGACTCTGGGTCGGCCATCCATGCCAATTCTCCCTCGGCTTGCTGGTCAAGTTGGACTTCCGTGGTCTTACGCTGGGCGACCTCTTCAATTTCCCGGTAGCGAGCCGGCAGGAATGTCTCTTTGTTCTCTCGAGCTTGCCTTAGTGCTGTCTTGACTTCCTTTTTCGTGTAGCTGGTTTCTCCCTCGTGGTGGATGATTTCGTCGTTGTTAGCGTCGTCGTTGTCATCCAACACATTGTCGGCCCATTTGATGAATCCCGTTATTTTCGAGAATTCGCCTTGTAGGTCTTCGGTCGTCTCCAGCTCGCGAAACGGGTTGTCTTCCGGCTTCGGTGCGGACTCCGCAAAGGGGTCCGCTTTTTCCGCCGCCTGATTCGCCTGAATCGTTTGAAGCTGATCCCTGAGCTTGCCACTCTCCTCCTCGGCCTCCTTGCGCTTTCGCACAAGCTGCCCGATTCGTTTCGCAAGCCGACTCTGAGGATTCGCCTCAATAAATTCGCGCTCGTCGTCATCTATGTCGAGCCCCGCGAATTCGTCTTCAACATCCTCGGCGGCTTCTGCTGGTGCGGGTTCGGCGCTTGGGACTTCTTCCGGCGCCTCCTCCAAATCCGGCTCTGCCGCCTCTGGTTGTTCTTGTTTCTTCTCTTGTGCCGCGATCCTCTGAGCAACCGCCTCAAGCGGTCCCAAATTCTGCGGAGCAAGGTTTCCCGCGCTCTGTTCTTCCGACGACTGCGCGTTGTCGCCTGTGTCTTGGTCTTCCATACTGTCCCGAAGCTTTACGCCGCCTCGCCTGCGTTATCTGAAAAGAATTTTAGCATCCCTGTCCAAACTGCCCGCCCACTGGCGGCGCGTGCTCCTCAAAGTCGTCGAGTATCTCGCAAATCACCGACAACGCACCCGCATATTTGCGCAGGGCACAGTCGTCGGCCTGGTCTAAGTCTCGAACAATGGCATTTTTGCGATCCTCCAACTCCGCAATCAGGAACTTCCCCTGGTCGGTCAAACCTAAATACCTGTATGCGTCTGCTTTTTCTATTGCCATGGTTATTCAACGCCTTGGAATGTCGCCGGCGTGTTGCCCAGCTTGCCGATTTGCGCGTTCTGCGCCTGCGTCATCTGGAATTGATACTGTTCCGCGTATTTTGTCAGACGCGCCTGAAATGCCTCGTCTCCCTGCAACCGCTCCATCACGTCCGGTTGCTGCGTGTATGCCTCGATGGCCTTGAGCGCGATTTGCTCGCCACCCTGACGCGCACCGACCTCGATGCCCGCGTAAATCTTCGCCAGGTCGTCCGTTACGTCGCCCAAAACGTCCTGTGCGCCGTCCTGCTCGGTCTTGATTATGGCATCCGCCAAAACCGGGTTGATGGCACCAGCGGCTACCTCGATGAGCCCAGCCTGATCCATTTTCCCGAATTTGTCCATCTGCGCAAGCTGGAGCAGCTGGCTGATCTGTTTCTCCACGTTGTCGGGATCGTTGTTCAGAACGTCATACGATACCGTGAGGTCCAAATCCTCGCTAAACATCCCCTTCTGCATGGCCATGTCATCGGGGTAGCCGGTGACGCGGAACTGGAGCTTCTCAGGGCCGTAGCGTTGATATGCCTTGTAGGACATAATCAGCACCTTTGAAAAGTGCTCGAGGAACTTGTCCACGTAAAACTGCTTTTTGGCCGACGAATCAGGGTCTTCAGGATCCAGGCCCACCACTCGGTCGCTTTGCTGCAATAGCGTGTTCTCAATCTCCATCGAGCCGGCATCAAATTGAGGCGTTGGGCCAAAACGGACCTCGCCCTCGCGCCGCTCTGGAATGAATCGCCCAGGGCCGTAGTCTTTTGGCCGGCGACCTTGCGGGTGCATGATCGGGGGAAGCGTCGCCATTGACGCCCTGTCAATGCGCTGGTCACGCTCGATTTTCACCTGGTTCTGAGTCCCTCGAAACAGGTCCGCAAAGTTTCGCAAGTCGTAAAGCCGCTTTTGGTCCTCAGTCAACCGCGTAACCACGAATGGATACTCGTCCAGACCAGACAGCAACTCGTGCTTCCCGTGAATAGGCGCACCGTGCTCGTTTGTGTCGGCGGTCGGGTAAAACACAGTGCAGTATATCCCCTCGCTGCCGTCCTCCTCGTCAATCAGGCGCTGGTAGCCGTAAACCACCTCGATTAGATCCGTTTCCCGCCCCATACTCCGACCCTGCGGGCTTTGCTGCCGCGCCGAGTAGTCTCGGTCAACTTGGGACGTGTCCACTCCACGCAAATGCTCAATACCAAAATCCACCCAGTCCCGGTTCCACTCCTTGGTCGCCGCCGCCTGCTCTAGCTGCTGCGATGTCATAAATACCCGCCAAAAAACATACGGCGATTGCTGCGGGTCGATGCACCAGGACGGAAAAAACACATCCGCGTCAGGGGCGCAGGCAGTCGTGGTCGGTCGGTTGATCGTCTGCTTACTAAACGGCACCTCTGCCGTTCCCCTCGTCCGCAACTGACGCACCACGCGCCTCGCCCGCCCCGTCTTCATTGCGGGAAATGTCTGCTGCAACATCGCCGCCAATTCCGGCTCGTTCGCCTCGTCCTGAAAGAGTGCCGCAAACTCGGGCGACGCCTGGGCAATCTCGTCCAGCGTCAACGTCTTCAAAAACGTGCGGTCGGCAAACTCCCAGCCAACGTGCGTGATCATCAAACCCTTCTCAAGCCAGTAGTTCGCACTGCGCTCGGCTGATGCGTAAAAGTCTGCGATGTAGTTTGAACGCATCCACTTCAGGAATGCCGACAGCACCCTGGCCGACCTGGCATCGCCCACCTCAACCGGGTATGCCCGAATGTTCGCCCGCTTCAGCGAACCCATCAAAATCGACACATAGGCGTTGATCTTCTCGTTGACCGTGTGGGCCTCCGTGTCACTGGCACCCTCCCACGGGAACGGGTCGGCCCCGTGCTTCCGCATGTCGGGTGACTTCCCATTCCAAAGGTTTCGGCGGTCGTTGTATGCCTGCGATGTCTGCTGGAAGTAGAACGACAATTCGTTCACCGCCTCATCGTAGGCAGACCTCAACGTCCCTACGTCCGGTCCTGTTGCGTATCTGAGGCTTCGGTCAGTTTCTTCCTGCATTTTTTCAAAGCGAGTTTAGCACGACTGTCCAATGTCTGGTGATTCTGGCTTGTGGCAATCCCCAGTTCGCGCACACCCATCGCCCTCTCCCCGTGGCGGATTTGGTATTGCAAGCGATTCCAGACGCGTAGACGCTCCAGATCAACTGATTGAGAGCATTTCATGTTGGTAAGAAGTTCCTCCGTTCACGTCCGTCACCACCTCAACGCGGATCGGCTTGCCCAGCAACTGCTCCGCGCTCAATCGACGCGGGATCCGCACAGCCTTCATGTTGCCGTCCCCGCCAACCTCCGCGCACATCACAAACATCTTGTTTTTTGCGGGCCGACGCACAATCATTTCCGTAAAACGCTGCGCACAACGAATGTCCACTTCCGCAATCCGCAAGCGTAACTGGCCAGATGGACGAATCCAAATTGCCGTCCCCTCCTTATACCAATCCGAGTCCAAAAGCAACGTGTCGCGCACGCGCTTGATCTCAACCGGCTTCCAGTGAGATTCAAATAATTCCGATTGCCTGATGGCTCCTTGCTCGCTCATTGTTTCTGTAAAGTTCTAACATATCCGACGCAAATTGTCAATAGCCGCCAGCACCCTGGCGCGTAGTCTCCCGCCCCGATTCCGAAACATGATCCAAATCAGAAACCGCACCATACCTCAAAACGTCAATCGGATCCTTCCACGCCTCGTTTTTGCCCTCGTCGCCCGTATATTCGCCCAACGCACCAATTATGTTCCCGCACTTCTCCGATACGTAAAACCGTGGCCGATTCAGCCCGTCCAACGGCTTGGACTCGTCGTAGCTCATCAAACCCATCAGGGATGATAAACCATCCTCAATCTCGAAGCCGGGGGCGGGAATGCAAACAATGTCGGCCTCATATAAATCCTGAATAATCGACGACTGACCAACACCAGCCGCATACTTGGCCGCGCCCAGCCTCGGGTCAATAATGCGCTCCATAATCTCCTCGCCCTCCTCCTCGCGCAACATCAGATCCTTGTAGTCCTGAATGCCATAGCCGAGCCCCTTCATCGCTGGACCAGGCCGCCACTTCGATTGGCCGTTTCGACCATTCAACGGCTTGCCAAATTCAGCCCAGGCACCAAACGTGTCCCTGTCTGGCCACTCGCGATACACCCACCAAGCGCCGGCAACGTCCACCGAAACCCAACCAATGAACCAGTTCTTGGAACCCGCCGGGTCAATCAGGCAATACCTCGTCCCCTTGGCCGCCGCAGCCAATACCTCGTCGTGCGGGCGCACATTAACGTGGCGCTGGAATTTCGGAAACCTCGTTGTCGCGGCCTTGGTCGGGATGCCATACGCTCGAACCTTGATGACCTCCCGCGCCTTGCCCTCCAGATCGCGCTTAAATCGTTCGTAGTCGTTGAATGGGTTGTCCTTAGTGTGGAAATAGCGAATCAACTGCGACCCGCTGGCGGCCCGCTGCACCAATGGCACCACCTCGTCGTCCAGTAACTCCGCACGCACCTCCGATAACGTGGTGGCCCCATCCAAAACCTCTCGAACCGTCTCAGTGTAGCCGTCAATGGGCGTAAACGTGATCAGGTTCTTCGCGTTCCTCGTCGCCAAACGGAACTTCATGGTGTCCAACAACGTCGTGTCGCCCAAATACTCGTCGAACCAGTTTCCCAAGTTCAAAAATGGAGGATCCGCACCGTCCACCGACTTCCAACCCAACTCAATCCCCTCAATACACGTATTGTCGTTCGCAAACTGAGTGTAGGTCTTGAAAACGCACTGTGATCCGTTCGGGAGAATAAAGTTTTTGTCCGTAAAACCGTTCGCTCGCGAGTAAACCACCTTGGCCACCGCATCACGCTGCTTGCGCTTCAACTCAACCGGCAACGCATCAAAAATATACGGCTGCTGCAACTGCTTGCTCACCTCGTCGTTCTGACTCCAGCAAAATATCCTGCTCCCTGGGTTCTTCACCAACGCCTGAACAACCAACCACGCCGAGAACGCCGACTTTGATGACCTGTTTCCACCAAAAATCCACTGCGTGTCCTCCTCATAGAAATCCTCCAACGCGCTCGACCATTGATCCAACACAAAGCCGTGCCGATACGGATCCACGCGACTCAACCGAATCAACTCGTGATAATCCCGATGCCACGCCGTCATGCGCTCAAAGTCAGCATCCGACGAAGGGTCCATTGACGCCAACAACTTGACGCTGGGCGGCTTCAAAACAGGGTGCGGAGTCCAATTCATTCCATGTTAAAGTGCGCCCTTTGGCCAGTTTTTGGTGGGTAAGTGGAACGGTTGAGGTAATGGAAACTCACAATCAACCAACCCCCTCCCCCCCCTTCCTGGTGTTCGGGCGGTGTGTATTTACATTCGATAACTGCACACAACGTAGCTAATGTTGAATTCACGTAGCGTTATGGACGTTGAGAAATCAATGGGTTATGACTCATCGTC